TGAACTGATTGTTGCGTTTGTTACTGTACCACCTGAAGGCGCACCTTGAACTGTAATAGAGTATGCTCTTGTTTGTTGGTTTGAAGCAGTATCAGAAACAGAAATTGAAAAGTTGTATGTGTTAGCAGATGTATCACTAGTGTTTAAAGTACCTGAAATTGTACCGTTAGCAGAGTTGATAGACAACCCATTTGGCAATGAACCACTTGTAATAGCAAAAGTTAAAGTATCTGATTCAGTATCAGAAGCACCTGTAGTTACACTAACAGCTGCGCCATCAAAAAATGAACCTAATGAACCAGCTGCAACAGTAAATGTAGGTGCTGAGTTAACTGTTAAACCTTCAGCTAATTGAGCAGAAAGACCAGAAACATTTGTTACTTTTACATTGTAAGGGTCATTTGCCTCTGAAATATTTGAACGGTCATTTACAACCGCCGTAATATTTGTATTTGAGTTTACTGTTACACTATCAGCAGTAACAGTTGCACCACCTTGAGTAGATTCAAAAGTTACAGTAGCTCCTGAAGCAAAACCTGTGCCTGTGATTGTAAATGAAACTGAACTTGTAGAAGAACCACCATCTGGAACTGAAGGCATATCAGCAGGAGTAATAGATTGTACAACTGGTGGAGCGTCAATTGATTTCCACTCGGTACCGTTGTAATACTCCATCAAATTATTTGTAGAGTTATATCTAATACGAGCAGTTTCATCTACTCTTTGAGCAGTTGTACCTGATTGAATCTTGGTACCATTGGTACCAGTCATTGTTCTATTTTTGCCTGTAAAATCTCTTAAATCTGACATATTAGTATTTATCCCTCAAATCTATTATAGTGACTCTCTTAGTACCCAACCATATGTTGTGCCTGTGTACACAAGACAGAAACCAGCATGAACAGTTGATACAGTCATGTTTTCTTCTAAGCCTTGAATTTTTTTAGTATTTCTATTAATTGTTATATTGTTTGTATCTGCGTTACCAGCAATATCAATGAAACTTACTTGGTCACCAACTAGAGGTGAAGCAGGTAAATTAATTGAACCTGCAGCTGAACTACAGTCAACAAAATTTCTATCATTAGCAGCGACTGTTTCTACAGTTGAACCATCAAAGGTAATTGTAGACCATGGATTACCACCGCCTAAACCTGTCCATTGTGTACCATTATAACCTTCCCATGTTACTAGTGAAGAGTTAAATCTAATACCACCTGTGAACAATGTGCCACCTGTAGGTCTTTCAGATGTTGTACCAGTTGGTGGTACAAAGTGACCTGTACCCATTTTGTCTCTTTGTGTATATCCAACAATTGCTCTTTCTGTTGGTACAGCAGTATTACTATCATTACCTAAAGTTTCGTCTGTACTAAATTCGTTAATTGTTGCACCTAACTCAGCACCAATAGAACCAAGTTGTAATTCATTTAGACCTGAAAGGTCAAATGCGTCTGCGTTTAGTGTAGCAGTACCAGTTGCTTGTTCAACTCTGAATAAGTCACCAACTCTAAAGTCACCGTCTTGGTCTGTTGATGAGAAGTAAACACGACCACCAGTTAATTCTTCAACTTCGTCTTGTTGGTCAGGAAGTTGTGATGGTGTGCTTGGATAATTTGTGTCTGCAAAACCACCAGTACCAATGTCTAGGAAGTCATGTCCTGTTAATCGAACATTTGAAAAGTTTTCTGATATAGTTGTGTTTGTATTAATTGCAATTGCATTGCTAGTTGATACACTTGAAGTTAATCGAACAAGTACAGTTTCATTTGTAGTGTTTCCTTCAGATGTAGCACCTACTCTGTAATATGTACTATCACCTGCAAACTGAATATTTGTTCCTACTTTAATTGCATTTGCTGTTCCTAAAGTACCGTCTGTAGATTTTAGGGCAATAAGAGCACCTTCTTGACCTGACTGAGCAGCTGAACTGTCACCAAATGTACTTGATAAATCTACTTGGAAAGTTGAACTATCGTCTTTTGTAATTGTAATTGTTTCACCTTGTGTAAAGTTACCACTTCTACTTTCAATGTGTAATAAATCTGTTGAAATGTTAACTCTAAATAAAGTAGCAGTAGCACCTGAAGTATCACCTGATACTGTAGCTGCTGTTGGTGTACCTGATGTTGTAATTGCGTCTGATACATCACTTTCTGTAGCTGCGCCAGCAAATGTTGTTGCGTCATATTTTAATACTTCACCACGAGATGTTACTGAAACTGGTGTTTCTGAAGCTAGTGTTCCTTCAGCAACAGCACCTTTTTCACCATAAGCAGATGAACAGTTTAAACCTCTAATAAACCCACCTGAGTGAGCATAAAATGATTTATCACAATAATAAGTAAAGACTGAAACCATCTCACCACGGCCACCTGCAAGAGCATGAACACCAATACCGTCTGAGTTAATTTGTGTAAAGTCATTTGCAAGAATAGATTTGTTACCGCCACTATGCAAGTTACCATCAATTTGAATACCTGTAGCGCCTGAATTTGAAGATGTACAGTTTTGAATATAAGGTGAAACTGTAGAAATATTATTTTCAGGATCCAATGAAACAACTGCGGCTGCACTAGTACCACCAGCACCTGGTGTTCCTGTTAAACCTTTCATTGACATTTGAACAATGTTAGTTGAGTTATTTACCAACCACATGTTAGAAGCATTATTGTTTTCTAATGAAGCAACTGTAAGAGTTAAGTCTCCACCATTACCAATATTAGCTGCTGGAATTGTAATTGTATCACTAACTGCATAATCATAACCGCCGTGATATACTGTAACTGAAGATACAGCACCACTAGAGACCGTAGCGTTTATAACAATACCATCACCATCACCACTTGAAGCTGATTGATGAACATGACTATATGTTCCGTCTGTTGCGCCACTTGTATTTGTTGTAATAGTAACTGTTTTAATTTGCGAACCTGTACTTGAAGCAGGTCTAATTTCTGTACCTCTTAAAGATTCACCTTGAATTGTACAACCTGCTGGAACAACTAATGGTAAATTTTCTTTATATACGCCGTTCTTAATGTAAAGAACATCACCTACTGAAACTGATTTAACATCAAAAGTAATATTTGTTGAAGCACTAGGAGAACCAACACCATTAATTGTAATTGTGTCACCCTCTGCATGTCCTGAACCACCGTTTGTGATTGTAATTGTAGGTGTAGATGAACCGTCTGTAACAATTCTAGCCGCAAATCCTGTACCTGAACCGGTTGTAGAGGCTTGTGTTACATCAAAAGTACCTGGAGTACCACCAGTACCACCTGCGATACTTTCGATTTCAATAACATTTGAACTATTTAATTGTGATACACCGTATTTAATTGTTTTATAAGGTAACGCTTCTGTTCCTGGATTGCTGTCTGAACCTGAGTTTGCAACCCATTTAACATTAGCACCTTCAGCATTTGACCATAAAACATCTGTACCATCTGTTGTTAAATAAGAACCTGCAACACCAATTGGCAATCTTGTAGTTTGTGTTGCGTCACGGACAATTATATCACCTCTAGTAGTTAATACGTTTGTTGTTGAACCTTGTGCAACCAACTCCCATTTAGTAGCGTCTGTTCCTGGTGTTGTACCTAGGTTTCTATCTGCAACCATTACATAAGAAGATGAAGAATATTCTACTACATCACCAATATTATATGTTGTGCCTGAATCCCATGTTCCTTGCCAATCAAATCCTTCTACATTTAAATCCCAATATGAAGTATTTGTTGCACCAGCTGTTGTTGCCGGATATTGGTTTGTGTGATTTGTATTACATACATAAGAATTACCACCGTATTGAACAACATCACCTGTTTTGTAAGTTGTTCCGTGTGAATATGTACCTTGGTTTTTATAACCTGTTGTAATGATATCCCAATATGAGTTATCAGTTGGTGTATTACCTGAACTTTCATTATCGTTTACATAAGTATATGTGTAACCACCATAAGATACTACATCACCTTTTTGATAAACTGTTGAAGCACTATAAGTATCTTCCCATTGTAAACCCTCTGAGTAAACATTAAATTTTGCTTGGTCAAAATCTGTATCGGCTGAACCTGAAGTGTGAGCTTCAACACATCTATATTGATAAGCACCAAATTTTACAAGGTCATCTAGTCTGTAATATGTACTAGTTGCCCAATTACCTCTAATAGCAATACCTTCTTGATAAAGTGTAAAGTTACTTAAATCAATATTTGCGTCACCACCTGAAGCTGATGTATGTTCAGTTGTAACTCTATATTGTCTACCGCCGTATTTAACAATATCATTTAATCTGTATTGTGTTGAACTTGCATAGTCACCTCTAAATGTGTGACCGTCTTGATATTGTTCAAAGTTTGATTGATTTAAAACTGCGCTTGATGAAGTGTGAGCTGTAGTTGTTCTATATTGTTTACCACCATAACTAACAACATCATTTAATTTGTACCATGTAGAATTTGCATAAGTGCCTTTGAAAAATAAAGACTCAGCTTGTAAAGACCAGTAACTAGTATATGTACCAGGACTTGTATAGAAATCTGTTTCTGCTGATGGTGATGTGTGATTTTGAATACAAACATAACTATTACCGCCGTATTTTACGACATCATCAATCAAGTAGGAAGTGGATGTAGCCCAATTTCCTCTCCATTTAAATTTAATTCGTCCTAGTTTAAAATCTGCCATGGTTTACCTTTGTAATAATACTATTTATACAAGTTAAACAGCTGATTGCCAAGTTGTTGTAACTACAGGATATGTTGAACTTTCTGCTGTAGTGAAGTCATCACTTGTCAAGGCTGTTGCCCCTCTACTTCTATTTTCCCTTTTTATAAAATAACCATTATCATCTATGTAATATGTGGCGTCACCATTTTCCATTCTAAATTGATGATAAAAGTCATTAGTGTTATTTTTATATTTTTTATCTACTTTACAGATTGCAATTTGAGCACCTGATTTAGGTTTTGCAATGAATGTAACAGTAGGTGTTGAATAAGTAAATTGTTCACCTAAAATCTGTTTTACACCATCAAGATATACACAAACTCTTGTATCGTCTAAAACTGGTTCACTCATTGTAAAAGTTAAAGTTGAACCATCACCAGTTTCATATTGAGTTTCACCAGCTTGCACGAAAGGGTCATCCTCAGTGTACTCTGCCTGTCTTGAAATTTGTTTAGCACCTGTTAAATCTGTAGGTGTACCACCTTCAAAGTCTAAAGTTTCTGTGCTGTCTTTATCAACTTTTGTATAGTATAAAAGTCCTTCAGTTGTTCTTCTAAGAGCATGAAAACTCTCTTTTGATTGTTGACCCTCTGGTACAATATATCCTAAAGTAGCCATTAACTAATCTCCAATATACTTGCAAATGCTTCCACATCTACAGACGAACTATCTGGATTAGGGTCCGCATATACTCTTAGAATGTCGTTACTTTCTAAGTTGATTGGTTTATCTAAAACTAGTGTATTATTAGAAGCTACATTTAAACTTCTACCTACATGATAAAAAGTTGAACCGCCATCTGTAGTAACTTTTACATTTACTTTAGCTGCATTTGTTGAACTTTTATTAGAAATGTATAAGGCATGAACAACAGCATAAACTGAACCACCAGCTGTGTACATGTTACCCGTACTGTCATCTAAAACACCAACATCTAAACCTTGATTTTTAAATGTACTTGCCACTTATTATCCTCCAAATACTATACTATAAGCTAAAGCGTCACCATCCATTGCTATAGTACCAGACTGATTAGGTAATGTAATTGTTCTATCAGCAGTAGGTTCTGCAACAGTTAAAGTTGTTTCAAAAGCGTTTGCTAAATTACCTTCAAATACTAAATTAGCACCTTGGTCTAATAAAATGTCATTTGTAGTAGTTGCACCATTTGTTGTAACATTTTGTAATGTAACAGAACCAGCACCACCCATTTCTTTTACAGTGCCGCCGGTAGTTTTTGTATAAAACTTACCGTCAGTAACATTCATTGCTAATTCACCAGCTTCTAACGAAACTGCTGATGGTATAGCTAATGCTGTTTCACTTCTTTTTGGCTTAATTACAGTTGACATTATTTAACTTTATTTCTTGCTCTAAACTTAATCTTATTAATTAACTTTTGTTTAGTCAATCGTCTGTCTAATTCAATACCCATTTTACGACCAATTGACTCTAATTCTTTTTTAGTTTTCTTTTCTAAATCTTTAATTGAAATAC